ACGCAGTTTTAGACGTCAAGCGAGTAGCAGGAACCCCTGACTTGCGTATTGCTGACGATATGAAACTAATCTTTGGTAATAACAAAGATGCTTCTATTGTGTATGATGAGACAACTAATGATAAACTGCTCATAGATGGTGCAGACATTAAGATTGGAACTACATCAACCAGTAAAGTAAATTTTGCAAATACTACAGATGCTTCTAACGTCTCTACTGCAGCAGTTACAATTGATGGAGGTCTCGGTGTAGCAGCAACTGCATACATCAAAGATCTGAATGTAGATGACAATACTACTATTGGTACAGCATCTGGAGACACCCTCACTGTTAATGCAACGACAACCTTCCAGAATGGCGTAACCTTCAACGGAACAACAACTATTTCTGGAACTACATCTCAGACTGGTTCAATTGAGATTGACAACCTAAAACTTGATGGTAACTCAATCACAACAATTAACTCTGTTCAAGAATTGATACTTGACCCTGACCCCACAACTGATGCGGGTGGTCTTGTTATCATCAAAGGTGACTTACAGATTGATGGAACTACAACTACAGTGAACTCTGCTTCAATGTCAGTTAATGATCCTACAATCGAATTAGGAGATCCAACAACTCCTGTTACTCTAACTGCATCAGCAGCAGGGTCACAGGCAGACGTTGTTGTAGATGCTGTGGATCAACTACAAGTTGGTGACTCTGTTACTTCAACTACAACTGGTATTGCTAATGGCACAACTATTAGTGCTATCAACGCAGGAACTAAGACACTTACTTTAAACAACAACTTAACTCAAACAATGGCAGCTGGTTCTGTCCTTGTTACAGTAAGTGGTGCTGATGATGCATTGGATCGTGGTGTTAAAATTCACTACAATAATTCTGGAACCAATCAGTTTGGTTTCTTCGGTTATGACCGCACAGGTGGTAACGATGGAGCTGGTGCATGGACATTTATTGAAAATGCAACAGATACTAACACTGTATTCGGTGTCACAGGAAACCGTGGTACAGTTGTGTTAGGTGATTTAGAACTAGATAGTGATCTTGAAGTTCAGTATGGTGGTACTGGAGCAGGAACATTTACCACAAACGGTATCATTTATGGTAACACTACTGGTGCTTTACAAGTAACTGCAGCAGCAAACGTTGGATCACCAGGAACTGGATCTGATGTAACAACATCATTCCAAGTTTTAACAGTGACAGCAGCGGGTGTTCCTGTATGGACAAACACAATCGACGGTGGTACTTTTTAAAACATGAACGCACAAATTGTTATTTCTACATTACAAAAGAAAATTTCTGAATTGACACTGATAAACGTAATGATGGAGGCACAAATCCAAGACTTACGAAGTCAGTTAAATAGTATAAACAATGACCAACAATCTGAGAATGCTTTAGATGGCAACGAGAATCAAGCTAAAGAGATCGACAACAGCAGCGACAGTCCCGACAACTTCTAATTTAGAAGACGGTGAAGTAGCGGTAAATATAGCTGACCGAAAAATCTATGTTAGGAATGGAGCTAGCGTAGTAGAGGTTGCTAACCAAGTACCTTCTACTGGTACAGTTTCTTCGTCCATGCTTGCCACCGACATTACAAACGGTCCTGGTCAGACCTATTATGTCGCAACAACTGGTTCTAACGTTACTACGCTTGCTAGTGGTGGTGCTAATGGTAAACATCAAGATACAGCATTTCTAACGATTGAGAAGGCACTGAGCGTAGCTACATCAGGAGATACAGTTCTTATTGGTGCAGGAACTTTCCAAGAAACATTTCCTCTTACAATTCCTGATGGAGTTACTGTAAAGGGTACAAATTTAAGATCCACTCAAGTAACCCCTACATCTGGAACAAACGATCTTAACGCATTTGTTCTTAGTGGTGATGTTCATATTTCAGATTTAACAGTAAAAGATTTTTTCTATAATAGTAGTAACGATACTGGGTATGGTTTCGTTTGCACTAGTTCATTAGATTCAGATAGAAGTCCATATCTAGAGAGAGTAACAGTTTTAACTAAAGGTAGTGTAACATCTGCATCAGATCCTTATGGATATGCTCAAGGTGACGCGGGTAGAGGTGCATTATTAGACGGAGCACAATTTGCATCGTCTGGTCTTGAAGCTGCTATCCTGTTTAATGAGGTAACCTTCATTGTACCAAACTCAGTTGGTCTTTATCTAACCAATGGTGTTCGTGTTGAGTGGTTAAACTCATTCATATATTTTGCTAACGAAGGTATAAAGGGTGTTCAAGGAGCAACAGGTCGTTCTGGTTCTGGTCAAACAAGATTAAAACTGTCTGGTGTATCAGGAACATTCTCTAGTTCAGAAATAATTTACCAATTAGAAGATAGTTTCAAGTCTGGTACATATGCTAGAAGTGGCACAACAGTTACAGTAACTAGAGCTGGACACGGTATGTCTAATGGTGATGTAGTTTATGCTGACTTTATAAGTGGTAGTGGTACAGATAATTATTACGCTATTGCAAACGTAGCTACTGACACATTTGAACTAACCGATTCATCATCTGGAACTACATCTGGTAACGTTACTTACAAAAAAGCAACTGCCTACGGAACAGTTACAACAAACGATGGAACATATATTCTTATTAACGGTAAGGGAACTGGAGAGTTTGTTACTGGTGTCCCTACAGCAAAGACTGGAGTGGTTGGTGGAGACGCAAAATTAGATACAGCACAAAAGAAATTTGGCACAGCATCACTAGAATTAGACGGAACAACTGATAATTTAACATATCCAACAAGTCCTGACTTTGGATTTGGAACTACAAACTGGGCAGCTGAATGTTTTATAAGACCAAGTTCAGTAACTGGCACACAATACATATTTGATTTTAGAACTGGATCTGCTACAGATACAGCACCTACTGTATATTTGAGTGGCACTGCCTTGCATTTTGGTGTAGGAAATACATCTCAAGCAACTGGTGGAACTCTATCAACTGGCACATGGTATCACGTTGCTGTTGCTAGAAGTGGTGGTAGCACAAAATTATTCCTTGATGGAACTCAAGTAGGTTCTACTTATACAGATACTAATAACTATGGCACAACTAAACCAGTAGCAATTGGTTCAGATTATAACTCTGCTGCAAATGCTTTTGCAGGACATATTGATGAAGTTCGTATATCAAAAGCAGCAGCGAGATATACTGCTAACTTTACAGCACCGACTAGTGCATTAGGAAATGATTTAAACACAGTTCTTCTTATTCACTTTGATGGAACTGACGGATCTACAACTATGACAGATAGTAGTGGAGGAGTAAAGGATATTCGTTCTAGTGGTGGTGATTCTGCTACATCTATTCTAACTGCAGACTATGCTCAGTTTGGTGCTGAGTTGCGTGGTATTTCATCTGCAAACATATATGGAAGTAAAGGTGCTATTGCTGAAGGTGCGGGTGTCAAGATATTATTAACAGCACATAACTTTGCGTATGTTGGATCTGGTGCAGACTTTACGAATGACCCATCTCTTGCAGTTCCTGCTAACGAGGTCACAGAAACTAACGGTGGTCGTATATTCTATTCTGCTACTAATCAAAATGGTGACTTTAGAGTTGGTGATGCATTTGTAGTTGATCAAGCAACAGGTAACGTACAGTTCCAATCTACTAGCACATCACAAGAAGCAGCAAATATTACATTAAGTGATGCTACTGGAACAACAAAAATATTCCCTGCATTTGTTGAGACTGGTAATCTAAGATTATCTGGGAATACAGTTAGTTCAACATCTGGTAGTGTTATAGTTGACCCTTCTGCTAACGAAGATATTCTTCTTAATGCAGAAACAATAATTCCAGAAACACTATACTTCTCTAGTAATAAAATTGTTGGAATTGGAAGTCCTCAAACTGGAAACCTATCATACACTGTAGATGGTAACGAACAAGCAGGATTTTCCAGTTATGGTTTATATACAAACAAGAACCTAACAGTCTATAGTTTAGGTATAGCAACTGCCACTATTGTTAATGAAGGTAGTGATTATGCAGCAAGTAATTTAGCATATCAAGTAGTATCTAACCCTACAAGTCAAGCAACTGCAACATGTGCTCTTGCTGCTACTGGTACAATTGCAACAATTGAATTATCAAACGTCGGTGAGTTATATACTGCTGCTCCAGATATAACAATTGGAGCACCTGGCGGATCTGGTCAAACTGCAACTGCTTCTGTAGCATTAAAAACTAACAGTGGTAAAGTTGCCACTGCAACCGCAAGTTCAGCTGGTTCTGGATATGTTTCACCAACTTTAGCATTTGATCCTCCAAATACAGTTACATTCAATGTATTAACACAAGTAAATATTGCCACTGATGCAATAACACTTGCCAGTCATGGATTTGCTGTTGGTAATACTGTTGTTTATAATAATGAGGGTGGAACACAAAATATCGGTCTTACATCTGGCACTACCTATTATGTTGTAGCTGTAACCACCGACACACTAAAATTATCAGCAACTTCTGGTGGTTCTGTAATAAACCTAACAGCAGCTGGTGGCACTGAAGTTCATTCTATAAGAGGAACCGCTGCAACTGCTACTGTTGCAGTGAGTAGTGGAGCATTAGGTGCAGTCACTATAACAAGTAGTGGTTTTGGTTATACTAGCAATCCCAACGTCACTATTACAGACTCTGGTGGAACTGGTGGAACTATCAACGTTAATGTTGGTTACAGTCTTGGAGTAGTAACTATTGGTGCTGCGGGTGATGGATATAGCAGTGCTCCTTCAGTATCATTTGCACTTGCAACTGGAGACACAACTGGAACAGGAGCAGCGGGAACTGCAATTGTTGGTAAACCAATTGCCTCCGTAACTGTAACTGGTGGTGGTAGAGGATATTCAATTGCTCCTACTGTACAGGTAATTGGTGGACAACCAACAACTCCTGCAGATTTAACACCAACATTTGATAAAAAAACTGGTGTAATAACTGCAATCGCAGTTACAAATGCGGGTGTAAACTTTAGATCAACACCAACTCTAAACATAATTGGTGGTGAAGGATCTGATGCACAGTTCACATTAAATATTTTACCTTTTGCAGGAACTATATCTACAGGTGGTTCTGGGTATAAAGCTGGAACATATAATAATATATCAATCGTTGGTGGCGGTGTTCAAACACCAGCTACTGCAACAATTACTGTTGTTGGTTTGTCAGGAACATTGGTTGGTGGAAGTGGTTACAGTTCAACTGGTTCTGTTTACTCTGATGTAAAGGTAAGAAACCAAGCAACATCAACTATTGCAGTTACATCAGCATCTAGAAATACATTTAGTTTCGGTTATGCTGCATCTAATGCCTTTGCATGGGATGTAACAGCAAGTGGTCAAGCTGACTATACATTCACTAGAACTTCATCATCAGGAACAGCTTCTGGAGATGACATCAGTATTACTGCAGAAGTGGGTGATACCTTAACATTTTCAATGAGTGCTGCGGGACATCCATTCTACATTCAAACTGTTGCTGCACCATATGATTCTAATAATACTGTACAATCAGGTGTAATTGGAAATGGATCTGATACTGGAACTATTATTTGGAACTTAGCAAACGTTGCACCAGGCACATATTATTATGTTTGCGGAAACCATGCTGCAATGACTGGAACTATTACAATTAGTGCATTTAGTGGAACAAAATTTGCAGCAGCAGATACTATCACAGGTGGCACATCAGGTGCATCTGGAACAGTAACTTTTGTTGATGGTGGATTCATGAGATTATCTGGAGTATCTAATGGACCTTTCCAAGATACTGAGACAATTTCTAATGGATCTATAAGTGGAACTATAAGTTCAGCTCCAACAGATCTTAATGTATTGATTCTTGACGGAACCGAAAGTCCTGCTACTTCATTATTATCATTTAATTCATATACCTTTGATGTATCTGATTCTAGTATGACTAGTCAGACAATTTCTTTTGGAACAAATGATCCTGATAAAATTGTTTCTGATACTAATGGTATAGCAGCAGGAACTGCAAATGCAAAAGTATTTCTAACTATTAAATCTGCATTTGTTGCGGGCACAACAACATTGTTCTATGGAAGTGTGCCAGGCACAGGTAACAACCTTACAGTAACAAGTGGTGCATCAAGTCAAGGTGATTATGGATATGGTGGTCTTGTTGATATCGCAGTCAGTGAAGCAGGAGTAATTACAAGTTGGACATGGAAAGATCAAGGAACAGATTATAAAACAACTGATGTATTGTTCGTAGACGATCAAGATGTTGGTGGTGGCGGTGGATCTGGAATGTCATATACCATCTCTGGTAATGACACATCTATTTCTAGTGTTACAAACATATCAACCTCTGGAGGTCCTTACGCACTTAATGATGTATTGACTGTAGAATCTACATTTGATGGTGTAGGAAGTGGATCTGGTTTTACATTCACTGTAAATAAAGTTGGTTATCTTGACAACCTAGTTGTTGATCAGGCGGGATTTGGATATTATGCTTCTAAAGATGTTTTTATTGTTCAAGGTCCTACAACAACTGGAACTGCAATTCAACTTAGGGTAAACACAACTACAGCACTTACTCCAATAGAAGTAAAATATGATGGTAGTATTGTTTCTGGTGAGGACGCATCGGGAGCATCAAATTGGAGTATACAAAAAGATGGAACTACAAACCTAGGTGCAGGAAGTTTTACATCTGGAGCAATATCTTCATCAGGAGGTGTAACTGCTAGTGGTAACATTACATCATCAGCACAAATTGGTGGTAATACATTAAATATTTCTTCATCTGCAAGTATTAACAGTCTAACAGCATCGGGAGTTAACTCAATTGATGATGCGACTATAAAACTTGGAGATGGAACAGCAACTGGTCCTACATTCCAACTTAAAAATAGTCCTACAACTGGATTATATCGTGCGGGTAGTGATGATATTGGATTGACAATTGGTGGAACACAACGTGGTAGTATTAGTGGATCTGGATTTGATATCTCTACAAACTTTGTAGTTGATCAAACTCTTACAGAATCAATTCCATACTTTACGATAGATGCTGCTGCAGAAACAGTAACTATTGGTGCTGCTGCTACACAACTTCAAATCGGTAATGATGGAACTATATCATCAGTTGGTACAGATACTAATGTTGATATAAAATTTAGTCCAAAGGGAACAGGTAATTTAGTTCTTACAGGTGGTCTAGATCAAGACTTCTCTGTTACAGATGGATCTGTTGAAAGATTTAAAATAGACACTAATACTGGTGATACTGAAGTAAAAGGAAAACTTGATGTTAGTTCAAACGTTAGAGTACAAGATAATACAATCTCATCAGATATTGGTTCTGTTGCAACCACATCATTCGGTCAAGTTATATCAGTATCGTTAGCGAATGTTGCTACTGGATATACAAACGGATCTTACACAAACGTAGCGTCAACTACAAACGGATCTGGAACTGGTGCTACTTTTGATGTTACCATTTCTGGTGGTGATATTACAGCATGCGTAGTAAACGCGGGTGGTAAAGGATATAAGAGAGGAGAGTCAATCACTCTTGCCACTACAGATATTGGATCTGGTTCTGGCAAAAGTATTTTAGTAAATGATATTGAAGGTGCGGGTTTAGTATTAAGACCATCTGCGGGTAAGAACGTTATGGTAGATGCCACATCTATGTTTGTGGTACCTGCAGGAAATACAAACCAAAGACCAGGCACAAATGATCGTCAAACTGGTGGTATACGTTTCAACTCAGAACAACAACAGTTTGAAGGTTTTAATGGAAATGACTTTGTATCTCTTGGTGGTGTTCGCGACGTTGACCAAGATACTTACATATTAACTGAGTCTGCACCAGCTTCTGATGAAGATACCTTTGAATTTTATAATCAAGGTGTAAATTCATTATCAATTAATAAAGATAAATTTACAATAAGAACTGCTAAGACATTTGATATTACAGGAACATTAGTAGTTGATGGTATAACAGCTGGTAGTGATCCTCTTGACGTTAGAAGAGGAACAGTATCCATTGCTAAGTTTAGAGATAAAAAAGATTTAGAAATATGCGACGGATCAACTGGTGCATTAAGATTAAGAGCAGTTCCACAACAAGGTGGAATATCAACTATAGGTACTGTTACATCAAACGGGAATAATTATGCCACATCTCAAACATATACTGGCGTAGCAGGAACAGGAAACTTTGAGGGTGGTGGAGCAACATTTAATGTCGTCACTAACGCTAGTGGTGGCATACAATCAGTTGCAGTAAACGCAGCAGGATCTAGTTTTGAGGTTGGTGAAGTTATAACAATCACAGGTAATTTAGTTGGTGGAATTGCAGGAACTGATAACCTAACATTTGCAGTAACTGCTATTTCTGGTGCTGTTGCTGAGTTTGCTCGTCTTGATGTTCTAAGTCAAGATTATGTGACACGAATGGACAACAAACCATTTATGTCTCTTGATTCAAATGGTGCAGAAGCATTATTTAAAATCAATCGTGGTTGGAATGGTGGAACATTATCATACTTAACACTATTTGATTCTACTGCGACATTCTTAGAACTAGATGATTGTCGTTTAGAAGGTGGTCAGTTAGCATCATTCCCATCAACTGCAACTATAACTCAGTTTGATAAGACATCTTTCAAAGGTGGAAAAACTCTCGTAACTATTGAAAGTGACGATGGTAAAGTTCACATGTTAGAAGTGACAACTGTATGTGCTGCAGCAGGAACTACTGCACATGCTACAGTAACTAACTCAGTAACTTCTGATAATGATTTGGTCGATGCAACAATTAGTGTCGTTGGTAACAACGTTACAATTTCACTAGCAAAATCTAGTGCTGCTAGTTCATCATCAAACTTCACTGGTAGATTCACAACTACCAAAGTTAAAGCATAAATAACCTCTAGGTAACCTAAGACAATGCCCGTAAAGAATTTTTCATCAATAGG